CCTGCCATACCAGCACCCATACCTATAAATTCACCAAGATGAACCCAAGCATTACCATATTTAACCTGACCTAAGAAAGAAGAATTTCTTTCTGCTGCTGTAGTATAAAGAGGTAAATTTTTATCTGTCCACTTATCATAACTTTCTAACCAATCATTATAATCATTTTTTATAAAATTACCACCAGCAGCCATATAACCAAGTCCTACTAGAGGAGCAGTTATACCTTGTAAAATAGTTTTACTTGCTGTTCCTAATATTCTAGGTACAGCATAAGCTGCTTTTTCTAAACCAGATTGTTTTTGACCATATAATTCCTCATTATCCAAACCTGGATAATATGTAGAATATTTATCATAATCTTTAGGTAAATCTCCTTTAGATACTAATTGATTATCTCCAGGATTTTTCTTACCATTACTACTATCAATATCAGAAGCTAATCCCTTAATATCATCTAATATAGATGATTTTTTTTCTCTAGGAGAAGAGGAAGGAGCATTAGGAATATTAAGATTTATAGGTTTACTAAAAGAATCCTGACCTAACCATTTATCAGATTCTTGCTCTAAACCTTTATTTAAATCTAAGTTATTATTATCTAAACCTAAATTCTTATTTGGTACTAATGGATTGTTATTTGGTTGTATATCTGGCATATATAAATTTTATTCTTGATTAGTTTCTTCTTCTTCTTCTGAACCTGCTGAAAAACCTACTGGTTCTGTTTTTCCTGTCTTTGAATAGTTATCCAAAAGTACTTCTAATTCCTTTAACGAACTAGTATTTGCCTCAATTTTAACATTTGTTTTTGGGTCTCTCAAAATATGTCCTTTATCTTTAGAATTAGTAATATCTTTAGCCCAAAATTCTACATAATAACTATTACCTTCTTGTACTACATGATATTTAACACTAGTAGGTTTACCATTAAATTCTTTAATAGTTAATGGCATAGCATCTACAAAAGTATGTTTTTCTTTAGCATCCTCTGTGGTAGCATAAGTACTAGACAATTTAGTATAAGGATCTCTATTAACTCTTAATAGTTGATTAAGAGTACTTTCATCCTTATAATTTTTCCACTCAGCAGGAACATCAGTAGAAGCTACAGGATAAGTTTCTTTATTTCCCTTAGTATCTTCTATTTTCATTGTATAATCTCCTGATAAAGGCTCCTGTACATAAGATATACTAATTTGTTTACCTGCTTCTTTAGAAGATAAAATCTTAGAGTCTTGTCCTTTAAGTAATTTAATAGCTTTCTGCTCAATTACATCATTAGTTTTAGGATCTTTAAGATTCATATCAACCCATTGAGTAGATTGTGGATTAGATAGATAATCATTATTTTCTACATAAGCGGCTAAAAATTTATTTTTATTATCATCTATTGTATTATCTAATGATTCTTTTTTATTTATAAAAGTAGTAAAAGGTTTTCTAAAAGTACCCTCTGTATAATTTTTATATTCTTGAAGATTACTAAATCCATGTTTTTTTACTATCTCTTCCATATCATCTTCTGATATAAAAGAAAAGCCTTTACCCTTTCCAAAATTTTCAATCTCTTTCTCTGCTTCTCTTGATTTTAAAATTTTATCAGCAGTACCTGCACCATATTGTTTTTCTATATTATTTTTTTCTTCATTAAAAGTATCTATAGATTTTTTGTATTCAGGGTTTTTTTCAAGATCTTTTATATGATTAGCATAAGCTTGTTTTCCTTCATCTATTTTATGCTGCATAGCTAAAGAAACCTTATTAAGACCATCTACTTCAGCAAAAAATTGGTAATCTCTGGTTCCTAAATCTACTATTTTACCACTATTATCCCTATTATTACCATTTTTATAAGCTTCATATCTACTTTGATATAAATCTTTTAATAATTTCGTATAACTAGTTACTATATTTCCTTTGTTATCTTTTACATCTGCTTTTATACTACTACCTGTAAAATAATCAGGAAATAAATCATGATAAGTATTATACAAATATAAGTTTGACTTGTCATCGACTTCTTTTCTCGCATTATCATATATTGCATTAAATTTTGTCCAGGAATCTACAGGATTCTCAGTATTTATACCCTCTGAAGTAGTGAATGCTGCTGCTTCCTTGGCTGCTTTAGCTCTTGCTATTGCTTCTTTATCTTTTAAAGTTTGTTCAGCTCTTTGGTCTGCTTTTTGTTTAAGTGCTAATTCTTGTAGCTTAATACCATGATCTGCTTGCCATTCTTGTTTTTCACTAGGACTTTTTCCTTTAAAATCAAGTTTTTCTTCACCATAAGCAAATTTCTTTGTTTGAGTATTAACCCAATCTTTCATGTAAATATCTTTTTTCTCACTCTCTAAGAGAGAAGGATCTTGATTATACATTCTTAATGCTTGTTCTTTGGCTTGTGGAGTTAGAGCAGGATCTATAACTGTCTTAATTTGGTTTTCTAAATAGTCTTTATTTTGTTTAAGAGTTTGATATTCAGCACTATCAGGAGCCACTGTACCTAATTGTACATCAATTTCATTTAAATTTCTATTAAGTAATTCTTTTTCTTCTGATAAAACATTTTGTTTATGTTCTACCATAGCATCAGGAGTAAGATTCTTATATGTATACTTAGAATTTATATCTAATTGTTTTTGTAAATTAGGATTTGCTTTCAATATACCAGATACTTCATCCCTAACGTCTAGAGGAGTTATTCCTTTCCATTCATGTATTTCTTCATCCCACTGTTGCATAGACATTTTAGGATTATATACTTGTTTTCCCGTTTTAGGATCAGTACTATAACCAGCAGACTGTACACTAATTTTAGTATTAGGATGTTTCTTAGCAAAAGCATCTTCAAGATGTTTATCTACATCTTGATAATTAAAATATGAAGATTGGAAATTTTGATTAGGGTCTTTAGAATTAGCAAACTCATTATATTCATCCATAAAAGCCATCTTATTAATACCATTAGCTCCTTTAGACATTTTAGTGTCAGTTTCTATATTAGAAAACTGATTTCTAACATGAGCAGCATTAGCTACAATAGTATTAACAGTAGGATCATTTGCTAATTGAGCAGCATGTGTACCTATTTGATTCTGAAGGTGCTGATCACTCCAATCTGCTCCTACTTTTTGATTAATATCAGAAGTTATCTTATCAGAAATACCTTGTATATATTCTCTACCTGCTTCATTAGCTACAGGTAAGTTTGCTACAGAAGATTGGATATTTTCTACTTTCCTTACTCCCTGTTGATATTCCATATCCTTTTTAGCCAAAGTTCTAGCATAAAGTTCAGAATTTACTTCTGGAACATAGTTAGAAAATTCTTTTGGTCTACTCAAAAAATTTGCCATTTATACTATTTTTTTAAAAATAACTTGTTGTTTAGTTGGTGTGTAGCATTTTTTAGAAAGTCCTGCTAAATTATTAGCTATAGCATTCCTTCCTATTTTAGTAAACTCCGCAGCCTCACTAGCCATAGTGAATCTTTTTAATAACTTATTATTAATATCATACATTCCAATGTATAAACCCCTAGTAGAATTTCTTTTTCCTTTACTTATTTTAATCCTTTCTTCTAGTGTCCTATGTTTACCCTTTAAGGCTTTTTCACAATTTCTAGGAGCATTATGAAAATTTATATTATTTTTATAATTCTCTTTAAATTTTAAAAGTGTTTCTTCAGAATAACTTTTCTTCTCAGTATAATTACAATCTGTAGTAACTATATTAAAAATGGGCTGTAAAGTTTGTATATAAAATAACTCTCTAGTTACTAAATGTTCTTTTATAGTATTTAAATTATAATTTATAGGAAATTTAAAATATTCTAGTACTTCAAATTTAAAATTTTCTTCACCATATTTATTATAGGCATTTTGTAAATGTCTATTACAGTGTTTGTTTTCTTTAAGTTCCTTGAAATGTTGACTCCTTCGCATAGAAAGTCTACAACTACTCCCAATATAAAAATTTTCATTAGTAATATTAGTAATCTTGTATATACCATACTGAGTTTTCCATTTTATATTCATATATTATAATAAATTTTATTCTCATTAAATTAATTAGAGAAATAAGAGTTCACAAATTTCAATTAATACAAAGGTACAACTGTGTGTGAATATAAACAACAGTTGTACCTTTTGTTTTAATAATTAATATTATATTACTTACTAAAGTATTTCTTCTTTTTATTAGTTTTTTTACTAGTACCCATACCTCTATAAGCAAGTACTCCTGTAGATCCTACCATACCCCCACCAAACATAGTATCATCTTCTTTTATTACATTACCATCATTATCTCTAATATAGGTTTTTTCTTTTGTCCTAGCAGGATAAGGATTCTGAATTCCTACTTTTTGAGGAGCTAATTCTAAATCTGGACCTATATAATTATATTTACCAGTTTTAGGATCAAAAACATAATGATTACTTGCCTCTAGCATAGCTAACTCTGAATTAGCTCTTTTATTTTGTCCTATTTTACTACTCAATGATTCAGCAGCCCTAAACCTATTATCAGCAGTATTAGCCTTAGCTTGGGTAGATCTTACCATTTGCTCATCAGATAACTTAAGATTAATCTCCTTAGCCTGATTAAGTATAGCAGTATTTCCATTAGTAACATCATTAGATATTCCTTGATTAGTTCTAAATTCTTCTCCTTTTATTTGATTATTAATACCATATTTTTGAGCAGATAAAGCTCCTAATGCAGCAGGATTTTTAGCTAGTGTTTTTTCTATAGCATTAAAATCTCCCTGATTAGCATTAACCCTATCATCAAAAGAAACCTGATAAGGAGTTTTTAAAGTAGGGTTAAATTGCTGACTTGCTACAGGCTCTGCTTTTTCAAATATAGTAGAAAGTTCAGGTAATACATCAGGTATTCCTAATTTATTTCTTAAACCTTTATATTGAGGTTTCATTTGTTTAGTAGGTGTATAACCTGGATTAGATAAATTTTGAGTAGCTTGCTCATCACTCATTCCTTTTCTCCAAGTAGGGGTATCTTCATTTCCTATTACACCTGTATTAGAGGGGTTATAAGTGGAAGTAGTATCTCCTACAGGCATAATACTAGGATTCATAGGATCTTCTTCTGAAGGAGTGATAGTATAGTTTCCTACTTGAGGAACAGGTTTTTGTATTGGTGTAGTATCTTCTATTGGTTTAATACCATCCCAACTATAACCATCCTCCGCTTTAATAGTTAAACCATATTTAGCTTTTTTGTATACTTTACTTAATTCTTTAGGTTCTATTCCCATTTTATTTGCTTGTGTAAGCATATGATTTTGAACATCAGTTAAATAATTTTTTGTTTCATTAACTGCTGATTCATTTTGAGATACAGCATCTTGTAATACCTTACCTGTATTAAATCTAGTAGCATAAAATTTATCTTTAGGGTCTGATGTATTTACAAAGTGTGTAGCCTCATCTTTCATTTTAGCAATATCTTTTTCTTTATCTCCTATCATTTCTGCTGCTTTTTTAAACTTAGTACTTGTTCCTGGAATATGTAAATTTCCCCATACAACAGCAGCCTGATTTCTAGGATCTATAGAAATAGGTTCCCCTTTTTCTGCTTCCACTTGTTTACCCTGATAAGCTAACTTAGTACCTCCTTCAGAATGTAGTTTACCTTGTATCATACCTGTTTTATCAGAAATAGGTTCTATTTTATTATCTTCTACTACTAATCCCCCATTTTGCATAGCATCAACATAACCCCCTTCATACATTATTTTACCACCATTTTTCATTATAGCATGGCTTCCTGTTCCTAATGGGTAAGGATTATAAGCTTCTATTAATTGGTTTCGATTATTATTAATAGGGGTATAAGGAATAACAGCATTAGCTGCTTGTACAATACCTGCTATAGTATCTGTACTTTTAGCACCATCAAAAGTTTTTCCTAAGAATTTAGCAAACTTTCCTTTACCTTTCTTATTAGAAGGTGCTGTACTATTATTATTCATAACAGTAGGATCATTATTTATACCTGTCTGATCATATACAGGTCCCTGAGCAGCTTGATAGCCTCCTTGTACAGGCATAGGTCCAGCAGCATTTAAACCCGCAGCATTATCTGTAGGAGAAAGAGAATTAGTAGGTTGCCAAGTATTTCCTTGTGAAGTTTGTAAAGTTACACCATCTTCTGCATATTGTAGAAATTGTCTAGCTTTCTCCTTAGTCATTTTTCCTAACCCTTTCTTTTTCTTATTTTCCATATTAATCTATTTTTATATTTTTTATTTTAAGAAAATCAATAACTTCTTGAGAAATAAAGCCCATTAACCAAGCACCACTTTCATCGTCTTTTGATTCTATTCCTCTTTGTTTCATAATAACTTGAACTAGGTGATATATTTCATGTTGCAGGGTATTAGTAGTAATAGGGTAGTTATCATTGTATAATAAATAATAATTCATATCTACATCCACTACACACCCACAACAATTATCCCCAGGATTTTCAGTTTTATCTTTTTCAATACATTTGTGGGTTTTATAAATTTTAGTAACCCTACTAGATATGGTGTCTGTTATAATGACTTTGATAAAACAATCATACAACTTTAATTTAATTACCCTATTATATTTATCCATATTAATAGCTATTCTGAGTTTGCTGAAGTTTAAATCTGCTTATTATCTTATAATCTGTTTTTAATAAGGTTGATCTTATTTTACTATCCTTTGCTCTTAGATAGAATTTTTTATAAGATTGATTAGTATAATTCATATTATCTTGATTTAGGGATTTTTGTCCTAAAGAAGGTGTACAAGTATTTAACCAATTTGGTACAGTAAAATCTTTAGTAACATCCCAAACCATATTGTACATATAATAATTTTCATTTTTAGTAACTAAGATACTCACATTATCAGAGTTATATTGTGGATATTGTCTATACTGTTGTTGATTATTATTATCTTTTACAATAAGAGGTCTTAATCCAGAATTTTGATTATTATTATAAACTATTATATTATCATAATATATAGGATCATTTGTTTCTACAAATTGATCATAAGAATTATATTTTAAAACAGTACAATAATCTTTTACAGATTGTATAATTTCATTTTGGAATTTATAACTATATGGTTCCTCTATTATATAAGGATAAGATACTCCAAAGAAAGAATTAAATAAAGTAAAAGTAGAATTATGGTCATATATAGTACAGTTATTATTACTATTAGAATCTAAATTTAACCCTGCTTGAAAATAATCCTCATATTCTACATAGAAATTAGGTATATAACTATGATAACTAGTCCAACTATTAGTTAAAAAACTAAAACTCATTGTCCAGGATTTATTACAGAAATAATTAGGATCTCCTAATTCTATAATTGTTTTAGGTTGGTATTTAATAACGCCACTTTGATGTGAACCTTCTGTGAAGTTTCCTCCACCTATATAAAAATTAGTTCCATCATATTTTAAATTATTATTAATTACAGTATAATCTATTTTAGTCAATATAAATCTGTGATAAAAAGAATCATAAGTACCATGTAAACCTATACCATTGTAATTATTATCTATATTTGCATTTGGAAAAGTTTTTAATATATTAAAAGGTAAATTATTAGTAAAGAATTTAGAATTCATATATTTAGCATCTGCCAAATCTTCTACACTATTACCTCTTAATAATAATACTTGTCCCCTTTTAGCATCTACAAATATATGACCATTTTCAGTATTAATTATAAATTTATTTTGAGTACCTGCATAACCATTATCAGTTCTTTTTAAATCTATAGGCACTCCTGAAAATAACTCTCCTGTTCCTAAAGAAGCAGTAAGTTGAGAAGTTACAACAGTAGCTAATGCATTATATATTTGAGAATGATTATCATATCTAACTAATACTTCTTTATTTTCTAAAGTATCTAATGCTTGTAATTCTCCAAAAGTTTTTGGAAAATGTTTTATATTAGCTGGTCTATATACTAACCAATTATTTTTAGTTTCTTCTAAAGAAGATTGATCAGACCATATTGCTGTATTAGGATAAGTAGTATAACAAACTTGATCAGGTTCCCAATCAGGTCTTAATAAAGAGAAATAAGTTTCTTCATTCTGTTTAGAGTAGGAATTATTATAGTTATAAGTATTATCATATATAATAGGAACATTAGTTTGTTGTAACCAATAATCAGGAATATCTGTTCCTACTTGAGGATAGAAATTACCTTCTTTCATGTTAGTGGCTAACCTCATATCCACATTTACCTGACTTTCACAGAAAGCATAAGGTATACCATAAGCATATAAATATGCCATACCAGTTTCCCATAATTCTAAACTAGAGTAATTATTACATTCTAAATTTGTTACTTTTAATCCTAATCCATTAAAAAATGCACCATTAAGTAATTCAGCCATTAACTGAAACACTACAGCAAATAAAGCTATACCACCTGTAAATACTAAAACAAGAAGTCCTCCAGGAGTATTAAATAAGTTTGTTAAGTTTGTTAATCCTGGTCCAAAAGTATTTTCTATGGTAGAAGTTACATTATCTGTAGAATAATACCATATAGGGTAGCCTATGTTACCTGTATTAGTATAATCTTGTGAAGGATTAGCAGGATCTGGATCTTGATTATAGTTTACATCATAACCATCTTGCTCGTTTACACTATTAATATTATAAAATGGTTGTTTTATTTTCCAACCAAATCTATTTATAAAAGTATCTCCTCCAAATACAGTAGGAACACTAGTAATAGTGTTACCATTATTATCTAGAAAAGTTTCATAAGTACCTGTATCTATTGCAGTATAAGAAAAAATATCACCATATTGATCAGGTACATATCTTTTAATACTACTATAATAAGCAGATATATCAGAGTAGAAAGGGGTAGAGGAGTTACATACTCCTGCCATACTAGCTGTTTGTCTAGAGTTGTCTACCCCTGCATAAGGCAAAGAACTATTTACAGATATATAAACAGAACTTTCTCTATTAGTATTATTAATTGGATAAATATCGCCAAAAGTACTATTAACACCAGAAGTTATATAACCACCATAATCAATAGACCTTATTTTATTACCTAAATTAGGCACAGGAGTGTAGTTACCATAATAACCAATACCATTATATTGCCAACCATAATTAATCCAAGGAGATAATTTGTCTAATAAATCCAAGGTAGTATTATAAGTAGGAAAAAAGTTTTGCATATCAAAAGTAGGAGTAGCACTATAAGTTTGACTATCGGTATCTACTGTTCCTGCTTGTATGGTATTATTAAAGTTAAACTGTACTCCTATAGAAGCAAGTATAGCTGTTATAAAAGCTATTTCTAAAGCATATTTAGTTCTGATCTTTTCCCTAGCATTTTGTAATACTTGTACAAAATGAGCTTTGCAAGTCCCTGTCTCAACAGTTTCTAATTTTAAGTAAGAACCTAGTATACCATTAGGAGTATCAAAATGAGTATCAGGAGAATGAAAAGTAAATCTACTTTGTTGAAAATTATTTAATAATGTAGATGTGTTTGCCCCTGATTTGTTAGATACAGGGGTACTAGAAATAAAAGGGTCTGGATTTACATCATTAAATGGATAGTTAGGATAGAAAAAATTCTGTTCTTGTTTTTCATATTGTCCACAATTGTACAAATAACCTTTAGCTATGATACCTTCATTACCTACTCTATTACCTCTCATTATTTTAAATCCTACTATATGACTTTTCTGTTCTTCTGTTAAGTCTGTGGAATTTTGAATAGCTAACATTAAACTATTAACATCTACTTTAATACCTATAGGATATATATTATGAGTATAACTATTATAAGAACTATTAAAAGGATTAGGATTCTGATCATGTATATGGGTAATAGTACTATCAGGAAATCTATGATGCCTAATAGGCTGATTAGCTAAATCTCCCCATATATTAGGATTATTAGGGTATTTTTTAATAGATTCATAATAAGCCATTTGTCCTTGTTGATAAGGTTGTGGGCAATTATAATCTGGATTATAATCTGGACTAAACCCTTCTAAAGAACCTGTATTATATACTTGCCAAGTAGGTACTGTAGGAGGAATAGTAGTACAAGAGGAATTAACAAATCCCTCTACATCAGGATTTGAAGTTGTAATAGGCACTAAATCTGAAGGTAAAGCTACCCTACCTGGAATACTACATCTAGGAGTTATACTACCATTATCTAGCACAAAACAACCTTCTATAGCATACACTTCATCTCTCATATATCCTTTGAGTATAGCACTATCTATACCGTTTGAATAATCTTCTGTAGAAGTAAGTGGTACTTTCCATGTTTCCCATCCTATACTAACTTGATTCCATATTTTTTGATAATTAAGAGGATCTTCTTTAGTAAGATTTCCCCAAACTAATTCATCTTCTACTTGACATAATGTTTGTGCTGTGTCATAATAAGCAAATTGTTCCTCTATATCTGTTATAGTAAGTTTTATATTACTACCAGAAGCTTCATTACCTGTATAAGTATAATTATAGGTAGAAGATTGAATATTAAATGTCCCAACAAAATCTACTGTAACTACACCATTTATAGTTTTTATTACAGCTAAATTAAAATAATCATATAAACCTGTTGTATCTAATTTATCTAAAGTTATAGAAATAGATTTATTACTAAGATCATTAAAATTAGGAGAAACTGCACCATTATTAAAAATAGATACAGGATTAGTTATAGAATAAAAACTAGTTAATTTATTTGAATACAAATCAGAATAACAAGCAGCAAATTGATAAGATCCTTCTATTATATTACCGCCCACATTAACTACTGTAGGTGTAATAGTCATTACACTAAAATTAGGTTGTACTTTTAATTTATTAGCATCTATTTGTCCTACTATAGGAGTAACTATACCACCTATAATAGTGTCTTTCCAAGGAAGATTATTTAAATCAATATATCTTCTAGGATTAACACCATCTGTAAAATACAACTGAGTAGAACAATTGGTTGTTTTTACTTCTATTTTTAATATTGGATTATTTATATTAAATTTTAATAGATCACTACCAGCAATAGTATCATCTAAAAGTATATTAAATATACAATTATTATTTAGTACATACCCTACCATAGAATTTCCTGTAGTAGGGTTTGTTAACATATACACAACTTCACTAAGTTGTGGTATATATTGTCTTCCAATAACTTTATATCCTACAGGAGCCTCTAGACAAAATAAAGAACCCCCCTCGTTTTGATAAGATACTGACTTACCATCGAAAGATGATATTATACCATTAAGACAATCTGTTACATAACCTTTCTGTACCTGATCTATTAAAGGATCAGTAGCAAGACCTACTCTAGTATAAGTAATCTGTTGATTTATATTTGATTGATTATCTGGCATTATCTAATTTTAAAACGATTATTCCTATTGTAACTTCTAACTATAGCTTTTTGCACACTGTATATATCACCTGCCATAGCATAATTTTTAGCATTGATATATTTTTGCCACATTATCTTTTCCTCATCTTGTCTCTTATCTTTCATCATCCTGTAATCATCACCAGTAGATTGTAAAGTAAGTATTTCTAAAATTTTGTATTTTAAATAATGTTCTACATATTTTTTAAAAGGATCGTTATTTGGTATCTCTGGATAACCAGCTTCATTTACAAAAGGTTTAGCATAATAAGACATATAAATAGTTCCTTCTTTAAAGGAAGTTATAAGTTTATTATTTTTAATATCGAATGTATCTAAAGCTTGTGCTTCTCTATTAGGACTAAGTTCACTACATTTACCTAATGTAGAAAAAGATCTAGGTTTAAGTAATGCACTTATTCTAAAATCAAAATCCATTTGAGACATTACTTTATGTGTAACTCTGTATTGATCAGGTACTCCACATAAATCAGGTAAAGCTACTGGAGTAGGTGTTTGAAAAGGTTGTGTACATTGATAACCTTCTACACAGTCATTACAAACATTTTCAGAAGGAGGTGCTGGATTTATTCTACAATCTGTTTGGTAGTAAAATACAAAAGGAGAAACTATAGGTCCTTTATGATATGTAGCACACATCCAAACTTCAAGAGCAGAATCAAAATCACAAGGTAAATCACATTTACCATCCCACATATCCATAACACACTCTTCTATAGGATAGTATGTGTTCTCCATTTTATCTATACAGTCCTGTGTCCATACAGGAAATAAAAGATCATCTATAGAGTTTGTGTTAAAAAAACTTCTATATTCTTCTTTTACTTTAGCATAAATCGTAGCAGGACTTATAAAATTTCTATTGTTTCCTATTTCTTCGTTCATATTAGTATTTATACCTTCTTTTCTTAATAGTATTAAATGAATTATATCTTTGAAAATATTCTTTACCTCTATTACATAAAAAATCTTTTAAAAGATTCTTTCCTAATTTACAGACTCGTAATTCCCATATATTAGTCATTCTTATTTTGGAATTATATTTTAACCAACACCAGTGACAATTATATCCATCTGTATTATCGTTAAAATGATATACTAATTTATCTTGTTTATGAGTTTCATCCCAATTTACAGGTAACAGTATATGAGTTCCTTTTTCATCTGTAAATATTCTTTTTGGTTTCTTTTTATTAATGGTTAAATAACCTAAACCAAAAGGTAATTTAATTATATGACCAGTTTCAAGTATACGAAGTAAATAAGTTAAATTAAGTTTTCTTATTATTGTTTCATATTCTTTAAAGGTTATAGTTATAGCAGGATTTTCTAAACAAAATTGTTTATAAGTTTCGACTGAAGCTGTTCTAAAATCCGCCTTTGGTCTCCCTCCTTTGTACCTCTTACTAAAATCCATTATTCTTTTATTATTCCTTGTGTTTTATCTGTGTCTTTTATTCTAGTAAAACTACCTAAAAACTCCTGAAGGAGAGTAGTATAAACATCAGGCATTAAATACCCTGGAATTTTAAGTTCTTCATCAAATGGATTTTTAGGACAACATAAACTCATATCTCTTACATTAGTAGTTTGAGAAGAATCAGGGCAACAACCTACTAAATCAGGTATATTACAATAATCAGGAAAAGATTGTAAACATAAAGGAATATCTTCTTCAAAATAAGCAGATATTTTTATCTTTTCTATATTTTCATCACCTAAATATAAATATTTATCCTGAATCCAAAAATGTATTTCTTTTGTATGTAATCCTAATGATAAACTATTTGTATATCTATTAGGATCACTTTCTATAAATTTTCTTGATATAGTATCAATACTCCATATACCTTGTATAAGCATATTAAAATCATTACCTTCAGCTATTTTAGGTAGCTGTACAATAGATCTTCTAATCGTACAAGGTGATGTATATCCACAACATTCAGCTAAAGGAACAGGTTTTAAAGATACACAAGGTATAGGAGTAAATATATTTGGAGAATTCCACAAAGATCTTTTGTTGGTTCTCTGTTTAATAAATTTTAAACCAATATTTTGAAGTTTAGACAATATCAGTCTATCGGAAAGTAAGGAATTTATATCCTTATTTTCCATCTTCAACATTCCTCTAAATTCTGATATTGCTTCCCTACAAGTTTTATTCATTTTTTAAATATTTTTATCTTTATAACTTCCAAATAAGTTTTAAATTCTTTCCTCAAACTCTGAACACTTTCCTTTTTTATAATCATAAACTAAAGCAATACCTGATTGTATAGCATTCACGAATAAGTTATCTTGATGCCATTGGTCTGTACCAGATAAAGATGGTAATATTCTCATTCTAATACCATTGCTCTCTCCTTGAGAGGAGAATAATTTCTCTGTATTATGATGTTTATCACCTAATATAATTTCTTTATATTTACACTCACCCCATTCTTTGTAAAAAGTTGTAGAGAATACTAAAGGAAGTTTGTCATTAACATTATTACCATGAGAAAAACACAGTAGAGTTTCACCATACTTATATACTTTTTGATCTAATTTAGACCTATCAAAAGTTATATTTTTATCTGATTTAAAATACATCTCTAAACCATGAGCAAGATAAAATTCTTTTGTAACACTATGATTTCCAGGTATTAGAATGATTCTTAACTTATTACAAAATTGCTTTACTTTAGAGATACATTTTATAAGAAGTTCAAATCCCATTTCATAGGCTTTATCCCATTCTGTATTAACAAATAGTGGAGTTCCTTTAGTTGTTGTATTGTGTAAACTATCAGTATGATAAAAATCGTTTCCTAAAACAAACACTATCTCATCTATAAAATGAGAGGAATAACATTTGTATAAAAGTTTTTCTAATACTGCCTCATAGTTTTTAACACTTTGTTCTGCTGTTACTAGATCTACAGTTAATTTATCAAGGTGCAAATCAGGTAATGATAAAACCATACAAGTAGGATTTTCATACTTATTATTTTGTATAAAATCTTTCTCATCAATTGGTTTATAACTGGTTTTATAATTATCCAATAATTTAGGTAGTAATTCGTCTTCTTTATCCTTAAGTTTAAAGTCTGCTGAGTAAACAAACCCCATAGCTCTCTTCTTATGCCAAATTTGAGTCATAACCCATTTGGTTGGGTCCATTTTACATTCTTTATATATTTCATCTACAGTTAAAACTTCTTTAGAAGAAAGGAATGTTGTAGAGGCTGTTCCTTTTTCTGTGTTTATCTTCTGTTCAAACTCTTCAATTATATCAAGAGCTTTTTCGTAATGATTATCTATTTGTGTTTTATTTAAATGGTTGTTTCTGTATGCTTTCCAGCAATTTCTTGCTGATTCTCCATTATTAAATCCAAAAGTTTTGCTCAAAGTTTCCCAGGATTCATTTACTTTTTTACCATCCATTAATAAATAAGAAATTAGACCCTCTTTGTTTGTTTGATTCATGTTTTTGTTTTAAATTACAAATTTTATGAAATACAAAAGTAACTATTTTAATTCATATTACCAACTCTATAACCAAGAATTTAACAATATGAATTAAATGAAAAGCCCTAATTATTACTAATTAAGGCTTTTATATTTTTATTTCATATATAATAATTATCCTTCCTGTACTTCATCTGGTTTATCACATTTAGTATCAGTATTATTAATAGGAGTATCTTCTACTGAAGTGTCTTCCAGTTTAGGACTACCATTCATTATTTTTCTTCCTACTAGTATACCTGCTCCTAAAGAAGACATAAATACAAACTGAGGTAATATATTTACCATTTTCATAAAAGTAACTATAACTGACATTACTCCTCCTATAAATATAAGAAAAGCTCCTGCCCAAGGCATAATAGTAGATTTCCCATTAGGGTCAGAAGAAGCTTCTGCCCATGAAAATTTTGAAATATTTCCTATTTGTCTAACTTGTTTTATAATTTGCATAATTATTAAATTATAACATTACTATGGGAACAAAGAGCATTAAGTTGACTTGCATCATCTGAATACAAAGTAACACCATTTATTAATGTACCATATCTATATTTTACAGAATAAGTTCCTGAAGGATGAGATCCAAAAGTAGCTTCTGGATTTGCACCTGTAGCAGATTGTGTTTCAACAACTACACTAGAACTATTTACCAATTGATAAGTAATACTATCAATTGTTAATAATGGGTTTTGATTTACTGAAACTCTACCACCATTGCTAACAGCAGTTATTGGTTGACAACTGTAAATAATACTTTCATACATATTAGAACTATTAGCTCCACTAGTACAAAGACTATCTACTTGAAATTGATATACAGTATTAACAATTAAATTTGATACTGTAGAAGTAGTAGCACTATTAGTTTCTGGATTTTTAGGACTAATATTATTATCGGTAATCCAATCTGAATAACCTCTTTGTCTATATTTAGTATTTTGACTAATAGCTGTTCCTGATGCTGTCCATGTAAGAGTAAATACAGAACCATTTTGAGAAACACTAAGAGCAGAAGGAGCTGTACAAGTAGTACCAGAACATTGACTATTTAATGCACAAAATGCAGCTAAACTAGTAGAGTCACTACTAATAAAACTAATTATATTACTTACTAGTAGACTAGGATTTATAATTATAGGAGTTAGATTTAATTGATTGTTTCCAGGATTTACACTAACTGCTATACCCATTCCCCAATCTCCCGCTAGTGAAGTTATTTTATCAGACAAATATCCAGGAACAGTATCACTACTATTAACAAGTACTTTATTATTAGTAGGATTAGTTATAGTAAAATTTAATTTATTAGTAGCACCATCAACTGCAATAGTTATACTACTATCAGTACTTTCTACTTTATTAGCTAAATAATCATTATTAGCTACATCACCAGAATTAAGAGCTACTTTATATAAACCAGACCAAGTAGTATCAATAGCTACTTTATATCCTTGATAAGTTGTTCCTATTGAGGTATATGTTAATCCTGCTCCTACGCCTCTTACATCATATTGTAGCAAAGAATTAACACTATTAATAGTATTTTGTACAGCACTTTGTAAATTAGTACCAGCACTAACACCTCCGTAAGTAATAGACCCATTAGCAAAAACAGGCAAACCTGCTGCATAGGTTATTAATTCATTTACAGTAGTAGTAATACTATCTGTAGCACCACCTCCTATTGAAGTAGCGTTAAATGTGCCTATTGTTGCTTGCTTACCTGATATAGCTGTATTAAGTCCAGACATATAGGAAATACCAGCATTAAAACCACCTACGATAGTACTTTGAGAACTAGCTCCAATAGTAGACCAGTTAGCAGCAGCAGGAGTTATAGAAGCCGTTATAGCTGTAAAACCTGCAAACATTTTACTATATACAGTACCTATATTATCTGCACTAGTTATACTAAAAGGAGCATAAGTTAAAGCAGGATCTTGTAAACCATTTATAGCTGTAGTAACAGTATTTTGATCTGATACATAAGTAGTACCTGTAAAAGTATTATAACTAGTTTGTAATGTACAAAATAAAGAGGAAATACCTTCAGCAAATTGTTGAGTAGTATTTATTGTTCCTACTTGTGTTCTTACACAACCTAAACTATACCCACTATAATTAGGAGCAGAACTCATATTATTCACTGCTGTATTAATTTCAGCAAGAATAATATCTAAAGTTTGATTAGGTGTTACGCCAATATATGAAAGAGATCCTCCACTATAAAAAACTTGATTAGCATTAGTAGCCATTATATTATATTTTTGTTTTTATATATAAAATTTATAAAAGGATTAACATAATTGGTAGGTAAAAACTTGTTAATCTTTCCTTTAGGGGTTTGTCCATCGGCAGGAGTACAGTCTGTACATTGCCTAGTAAAAGAATTATAAACATAATTAATAGGCAAACCTTGTGTACCACAGCTAGGACAACTTTGTGGGGCAACTGTTGTACAAACACAATTTATACAAGGAATAGGGGCTGTAACATTTAAAGGAGCATTATCTCCTATACATTTTCCAGAAGCAGAATCATATGTATATCCAGAAGGACAACAAGGACAAGCTATAGGACTTACAACAGGATTAGGAGCCACTGCATAAGTATTATTAGTAATTCTAACACACAAACCTGCAAAGGTCAGTGGATCAGAATTAGATAATAAAGTATAGGTTCCAGTTTGTCTATTAAAAAAATGACCCGTGGAATCTACATAAGTATAAGCAAGAGGGCAACAAGTATTAGCCATATTATGATATTCTTTGTATATACACTACTCCTGTAGAAGGTTGTATATTATTGTGACTTAATCCTTTACCACCAGTATTACCTTGAATAGTGCCTGAACCACCACCAAAAGAAATAGGTATATCTACTGAAGCATAATTAGAATAGAAACTACCAGATTGGTTAGCTGGTGCATGAGGTGTTCCAGGTTGAACCTGTGGACATAAAGTAGAGTTATCTCCTGGTCTACTAGAAGATATGTTACAAGTAACTACACCAATTAAAGTAGATAATATTATTGTACCATATATAGGAACAGAAGGAATTTCATTTATAGTCAATGTATGAGTAGGTTCTCCTATTTGCTGTCCAATAGTAGTTACAGACATTCCTGTAGCATTAGAAGGTAATGTGCCTCCCATATTAGTTAGTCCTACACCTATTTGACCCATCATATTAGTAGTGCCATTATTACCATTCATAATAGCCCATCCACACATATCTGTACCTGCTAATCCTAAACCAGTAGAATCAAACTTACCTGCTGTAACACCTACATAACCTACAAAACCCCCTATAGGAGTGAATCCTTTAAAGGCTATAGAAGCAGTAGCTCCACTTCCTGTTTTGATAACACTATCTGTACCAGTACAAGAAGTAATAGCATTAAGTAAGAAATTACCTATATTTGTGTTTAGATTATTATTAATGTTTGTAATACTGGTTGTTAAAGTAGATATATCACTTTCTGCTGTACATAATTCAAGAATCATTTCCTGAATTATAGCATTTAAAGGAGAACTTGAAGTTACCCCTGTTAAACAAGCTGTATTATAAGGACCACTAAGTAAAGCAGTTACTTCTGTTTGTAAAGTGGTAACATCTGTATATAGAGTACAAATTGCAGTATGATAGCAATTTAAAAGACAAGGTAAATCAGTACAACTTCCACAACAAGATATACATCCTGCAAAAAGTGGGGCACAGCTTCCTGTAGTTAAATTAATATTAGGCATACTAATTCCTACTCCAGTAGAAAAATTAGTTAATACTTGAAGAACAGCAGCTTCTACATTATTTAAACTGTCCCCATAACAAATATTAAAAGCAGGAACACTTGTTCCTGTATATACTACACTTTGATCAGTAACACCTCCTGCACCAAAGTTAAGACAGTTTGCTGATGTACAACAATTATTCATAATTAACAAAAATTATTAGTTAACTTCTGTATATTAGAAGTTATGTATATTAAAAAAGTTTCATTACTACAATCCTCTAAACAATTACAACCTAATAGTTTATCCAAAAGTATTTCTTTATACTCACATAATGTTTCATAAACATCCATGTTCATACTTTCTGTAAAACCATAAGCCTTATTATTATATTGTCTAATAGCCATCTGTAAGATTTTATTATCTATATCAGATAGGATATTATTCAATCCATCATTATTAAGATTATTGTTTGTTAATCTTGGTTTGATTAGGAACATTAGTAGTAGTTTTTATTTCATTTTGTTTAGCTTGGTAACAAGCAGGACACATACCTTGTATCATTTGACAAGTTTGCAAATGAGTATTACAGGAACTATTTCCGCATTTTCTAGTAGCACACATATTATTTAATTTTATTAATTTATTAATGACATCCACATCCTATAAGACCTCCTATAGAACCATAACCATATCCTGCTCCTGAATTACAATTACTTTTCCAGTTTATGCTTTTAAATTTGCAACATAGGTTATTTAATATATAAAGAGCTTTATTATATAAATCATTAGATAATACATAGTTATTATTATTACAAGCTACTACACTACCGTCAATATATAATTTAGCTCTTTTTAGTTCCTCTAAAAACTTATGACCTGTAGTATCATGACATGAATACTCCACATTAAGTTTAAGGAACATATGTTCATATTTACATTTGATTGTATCTATCTTTATAAATTTCTGGTTTATACTAGCAGTTACATTATTAGTAGTAACTACAGAATAAATAACATCATATATACCATCAGGCAAAGCAGTACAACCTGTATCACTACAAGTTATTCCTAGGTCTACACATTTATAAACATTCACCATAAGAGGACTAAATGGTACATTAATAGTATCATATCCTGGAGGAGTAATCTGCATAGCAAGGGTAGTAGAATCTGGTAATACAGCATATGTACTACTATCTGCTATTGCTATACAAGAACTATCTCTTTGATCTTGTAATTGTAAAGATAAAATTGGTAAAGTTTCAGTTAACATAATTCTTTATTTTTAATTTTTCTCTTTAATGAAGTTAAAGGAATATTTAATTTTATAGAGGCTTCTAGATAAGAATTATAATTAATTTTATTAATTACTACTTGTATAGCATTATAAGCTTTACTACCTTTCCTACTAGGAGGAATAATACCATTCTTTTTATGGGAAATACTTAGGTTAGTACAATGTTCTTTTGTTAATTTTTTTCCTAATCTAGATTCAATTACTTTTATTTTTGAAGTATTAATATGCATTGGATTTATGGTTCTCCACTTTTCATTACAAGTATCACCCCCATCTGTACTATTAACTAAACTAAAACCCCAAGATTTATATAATGCAATATAATATATTTCCCAAAATTTCCATTCTTCATAAACTACTTCATCTTCTATTACTAGAATAGGATATTTATTTATTTTTAATAAAGAATTAATCCAAGCTTTTTTATGAGTAGTTGTATTATTTTTAGATTCTCCAATATGTTTTTTTAACCTTATTATAGGATTATTTGATTTACCAATATATCTAACTTCATTAGTTATTGGGTCTATTAAACTATAAATAAAAGTTGTCATATAAGTTTGCCAGTTTCAAAGTAAGTATACTCTTTAATACGTCTATTTAATAATCCTTGATTAACTTCTTGATTTGCCCTATCCCAAGCTAACCATCTTGTTTTTAAATCTCCACTTAATATATTTTGATTTATATCTATAAGAACATGAGAATTATCAAATCCAGAATCTCCTATATTATAAACTAATGAAGCTAGTGCATCTATTTCATATTGTGTTAAATTAACAGTAATATGTTTCTGAAAATCAGGAAGTATTACATTATTTAAATGACACACTAACATTTGTAAACCTTGCTCTTTTGTCACAGGAGCATCTTTCATTGTTACTTTAGTACCATCACAATAATGAGTACTTCCATAAGCTATTGTTATAGGTTCTGCATGTGTAGCAGGGTCTACATAGGGTTTACTTTCAAAGCCCTCAAAGTTACTAATTAAATTGGCTGCTTGTATAGAAAATTGTATATTATTCATGTATTATAATGAAAAAGCAGAGTATAGGGTTAGTTTCCCCATACCCTGCTTAGGTTTTAAATATTATTTAATATTAACTCTTATTATGGAGTTACATTAGTAGTTGTAGTAGTTGTAGTAGATGATGTAGTATAAGTAGTTGTAGTACTTGGTGTTGCTATATCATTGTCAGCAGGTCCAAACATTGCTGTAAGAATTGCTACCATATTAGTCTCACCACTATCTCCTTGAGGAAAAGCTAGTATAACAGTTTCATCTATTTGTACTGCTGCATTCCATCCTTCGTTTCCTGGTCTATAAAATTTAAGATAGTAACAATCATATGCAAGAGCAGAGTCTACATAAGAAAGAAACTCACCATTATAGTTAGGATTACTAAAGATTGACTTGTAATCAGCCTGATTATACCAATTATCTTTTTCCATTTGCTGAATTTCAGCAGGAGTAAGTTGTGGATAAGAAGCTTTCTGTATAATACTAATAGTAGATACAGTATTACAATAATCATCTACTTCGTAATCTGTAGTCAATTCTGGACCAGTTCTCATGAATGTTCTAAACCACATCCTATCAAATTGATAAGGGAAGTTAGTAAGATCACAAGAAGAACCATACTGTTGCAAAGTCAAACCCTGTATATAAATAACAGTAGAAGCACCAGTACCATCTACACCTGCCGTAACAAAGTTAGACAAAATCTCATCATTGTTTATTGCTTCTGCAAGAAGTTCCATAGTCAACTGAAGATCAGAAGCCTGTAAAGTATCACAAGGATTGCTACCACAGTTGCAACATGGAGTTGTAACCAAGACTGATCTAGTAAGACCGTTAAAATAAGCAGTATCAATATAGAAAGAGTGAAGCCTCAAAGTTATTGTAACATCCTCATTACAACCTACATTCAAGTTAGAAATAGTTGTAACCTGAGTATTCTGCTCCAATGAACCTGTTACCTTATACCAGCTAATCAAATTCTTTGGGAGAATATGATCTGATTTCTTTGTACCTTCTATAGGAGAGTAGATGTTCCTACCCTGGGCAAAGTAGATATACTTAGCTGTACCTACATTAGCAACAGTAGCAGCAGTATTATCTGGAAGAAATACACCAACCTGACCTGAAGTAAGGGAAGCAGAAGTATTAGAACCTGTAGGCAAAGTGTTCCCTGTGGGAACAACATACATTGTGGTTAATGAAAAATCCATGTTATTTTATTTATTGTTTTTAATAATTTATTAGAAAAATTTTAATTTACTTATTCACTTTCTTTTTCTCCATTTTCAGAGTTCTGAACATTTGCCTGATCTCCTATAGATCTAGAAATTTCTTTTATAGTCATTTCTAGTAATTCATTTTTTAGATAACCATCTAATTCACAATCCACATCTGTAGAAGCTTCTCCATTTAAATGTTGATAACCTGCTATATCCATTTCTTTAGGGTATCTTAAATAAGATAAATATAAAGAATTGATTTCAAATGTTTTTTTTAAATCAGGGTAAACATAAAACTTATTGTTAGATATTGTACCTAAACTTTCTTGATGTTCAAAAGAAGGTGTCCAGTGTGGAGATTTTAATTTAGTTTGTATATCACCATGTTTGACTAACTCTATTACATCTAATGTTCTATTTTTACAATTATTTCTAGTTCCTAAAATATAAGCATCTAATGGTAAAAAATAAGGTTGTGAAGTAGTAGTTAAATCTGCATTAGAACTATTAAATAAATCTCCTACTGTAGTAGTAACTTCTAATTGTTCAAATGGTACTACCAGTACTTCTAGGTCTTGGTATCTTTTTTTAAAAGAATCTAAACCCATTTGGTAGTTATTGTTTAGTCCTATTTTTTTAAGAACTAATTTTATTTGATTCCTATTTAAATAAAGTATCTTATCTTCATCAGGAATAAATTGTCCCTGTAGATTTGCTACTTTATTTAACTTTTGATCAATTTCGTAAAGTAAATCAATTATTGGAATCATTTTATACTATTTTAGCTTATAGACTCTCTAAGCTTCTTTTTATCATTCACTTTAATTTCAAGAGCCATATACTTGCTTTGACTTTCTGCTTTTGTAGAAGACAATTCTTTTAACAAAAGATCTTCTGAAGAAGAAACCATAGCCTGACCTTCATATATAATTCCTGAATTATCCTTACGATATACTCTCAATCTAAGAGCATCTTTTATCAGTGCCTTTGTAGTTATAAGAGAATCACTCAAACCAGCTATGTTATTAAACAAAGTTACTGATCTCTGACCCTTAAACTCACCATTCTTTATTTCTCCACTATTTATAAAAGTATAGAGCTGATTAAATACTATTTCTTCCTTATCTCTATCTGATACTGGCAATCCTAGCAAGGTGGCTACCTTAAATCTCCTTTCAATACTCATATTATCCAATTCCTTCTGAGCTGTAACCTTAGCCTTATTTTCATTGTATATTGCTGAAGCTTCTTCTTCAGGATTAGAAACATAAAACTGTACAGTAGATTTACACAAACTTTTCTTATATCTATCTAAAGAAGATGCTATAAGATCTGTATTCTGTACTACCCACCAGAATTCTATTTCTTTCAGGGGATTTGCAAAGTTAAATACATTTTCACCATCGAAAAGTCTAACTCTATTAGCTACTTCATGTGTACCATATTTTTTATCGTGAGCAGCTAAATGAGATTTATGATACTTGTCTTGAGCTTCATGTTCATGGTCAATATACTTACCACCATTCAGATGTTTTGCTAATTGAGTTTCATTGTAACCACCACGGTGTGGATTGATAGCATGAGATGCTTTCTTGGCACCTTCATGTTTGGCTTTTTCTTCATCAGACATTGCTGGCTTTTTGGCCAATTCTTCCAAATATTCCTCATGTAACTTATCCACTAGAATCATATCGTGATCCTTTTTTAGTTCTTGAGCAACTTCGT